CTTTTGTGGCCTGTACTTTTCAACCCATAAGTACTCATTAGACATTACGCATTTCTCCATAACAAAAATAAAATAAAATAAAACTCAGTAAGCGTAATTATTTTTTAGTAGCAGGTTCTTCAGCCGGTGTTTCCATTGCTTTTTCTTGTTGAATGGTTTCACATAATTGAACTATTTGTATACACTGGTCACGTAATCCACCAATAGTAGATAGTTCTTCACCTTTAAAACCACCTCTCTGTGTTACTGCATCGATAACAGCGATGGTACTTCTTGATGCCTTATTAGAAAGGTCATATAGTTGGTCGTTATTATTTGTCATTATTAAACTCCGTAAGTTGACGATTTTTCAAGTGCAATCCAATATTTTACACTCAATTCTTTATGAGAAAACTGTGTTATCAATTTCGAAGAAATTTCAACATCATAATCTCCCGGTAAAATTTTTAGATTAGATATATCTATAATAAAATTAAATACAGCACCTTCTTTAAATTCACCATCAACATCTATTGAATAAGCATTAGATGTTGCATTTTGATTTTCAACGATAGACAAACTCAATACACCGTTATTAGCTTTAATTGAAACTTCTTTATGACCAAGCGTAGATGCAGCTTTTTTGAGTTTATTAAGTGTATCGTTATTCAATAAAAATTTTACATCAGGCTCTGGCATAGCTACATCTTTTGTAGGTGTTGTCAATGTTTCTGCAGCTGAATAAAAATACTTTACACTAGATCTACCAGATTCATCTGAAATAATAACAAAATCATTATTAAATTGTAAATTGGGATTATTGACTAATCCAGTTACTCCAATAAATTCATTCAAATCATATATACCAAAGTCTTTTCCAAACTTTTCAGGTATTTCAGCTTTAGCCACGACATTACGTGCTTCACTAATAGTTTTAATTGGACTATCCGCTTTAATCAAGATGTTTTGATTAATTGACGAAAAGTTTCTAAGGATATCTAAAGTAGAATCACTTAATTGCATAATATGTACTCCTTCTTAATTTTAGTTTAATTATACCACAGTTTTTATAAAAAGTAAACATTTAAATTTTCATTTGAGAGAAATTTCTTTCTTTCACAAATTCAATCTTGGATTCAAACTTACCATCAAGAATATCTCCTTTATGTGATATAATAAATGTGTTAGTGTCTTCACCAAGAGTATTTAAAATCTTTAATAAGTTTTCAACACCATCATGATCTAGTGATGAGTCAAAGGTTTCATCTAACAATAATAAGTTAGTTGCAACCGAGTTTTTCATCTTTGCTATTTGACGCCATGTAAATAACAATGACAAATCAATTCTTTGTTTTTCACCTTCACTAAATGATTCATATGTAAAATCATCACGGTATCTTGACCTAATGGTTTCTTGAAAGCTTTCATCTAAATCGAATGAAACAAAGAAATCGAGTACCTGCAAATGTTGGTTAACAAGTTTATTAATTGCAGGCAAATATTGTTTTATTATTTTAGTTTTAATGCCGGTATCTCTTAGCATTTCTGCTATGACACCATTATAATTAAATTGTTCAGTAACTTTTAATTTTTCTTCAAGTAAATCTTCTTTTTGTGTTGAAAGATTTTCAAGATCTTTTCTTGCAGTTGTCAAATCAGAAGACACTTCTTCTTCAAGATATGACTTTAAATCTTTATTGCTTTGATTGAGTGATGCTATTTCTCTATTATTAGAATTAATTATATTTGTTTTTTCATTAATCTGTTCAATTATCTTTTGTAATGATTGTATTTCTTGTTCAATAGCTTCATAATCACTTTCAATCGTACTAAGTGTTAATTCAATCTTGTAAGCTTGATTTTTAGTTTCATAAACCAGTTTATCTTTGTTTTGTATCGGTTGTTCGCATGTAGGACATTCATCATTTTTTTCTAAAAACAAACCTCTTTTAGCAACTGATTTTAATTCTTGTTTTTGTTCTGCTCTAAGTGCTATAACATTATTTTTTCTTTCCTGCAATCCGGTTAAATTTAAATTGTCTTTGTTTTCAAGTTGACTACTTAATTCATTATTATGTTGTTGTAGTTTTTGTATTTTTTCTTCTGCAGTTTTAATTTGTTTTTCGTATTTCTTTTTATTTTCTGTAGTTAATGCTGCAATATCACGAATATATTTTGATTGCTGTTCTATTTTATTTTTTGTCAAATCGATAGTGTGATTGATGGTTGACATTCTATCTTTTAATACACTATTCTTTTCTTTTAATATTACATTCATCTTAGAAAAGATATTGATATCCAGAAGATCCTCGATAACATCCCTACGGTGTCCAGCATTGAGTTGCATGAAAGGTATGAAGGAAGAAGAACCTAACACAACAACCTGATGGAAACTCTTATGGTTGAGTTTCAGAATGTTTTGTTCGAGTATCTTCTGGTATTCCATCGCGTGTGATGATTGATTAATCATCTTACCATCTTTCCATATTTCAAACACATTTGGTTTGATGCCTCTAATTATTTTAAAATTAGAAGTTCCTACAGAAAATTCCACTTCGACTAAAGCTTGCTTTTGATTTATCGAATTGACGAGCTGTGCTTTACTAATCTTACGGTGTGGTTTACCAAACAAACTAAAAGACAGTGCATCAAGCATTGTAGATTTACCAGCACCATTATGTCCTACTACTAATGTTGATTTACTTTTTCTTAAATCTATTTCTGTAAATGTATTACCTGTTGATAGAAAGTTTTTATAACGAATATTTTTAAATACAATCATGCTATTTCAAGAGCCTGTGCTTCAGTCATTAATTGTCTCATTTCAACTTTTATTTTATTCTTATCTAAGTCTGTGTCGACAGCATCTATATATGTATCGACAATTTCAGCAGTATCTTCAAAACTCATGTTTTCATCTTCAACATTAGCACCGATAAACTCATTAAAGTTTTCTGCAATCTTTAATTCATAGATCTTTTGATTTTGAATATTATCAATAAATCTATCAAATATAAAAGGATCTGTTTTGTTTACTACTACTACTTTTACAAATTTATTAGTTAAATCTTTATTATAGTTATTATAATCCATTTCTTCATCATTGTACAAGATTTTTTCAAATAAAGTGTGTGGATTTCTTATCTTTGTCATTTCTCTCGTCTCAGTGTCAAGTATATGAAAATACTTAGGATCGTGTGCATCCGACCAAAAGAATTCCATTTGTGAACCAAGATACCAGATATTATCTTTTTTAGATGAACAGTGATAGTGGCCACTTAATACCATTTCAAATCTAGAAAAAAGTTTAGGATCCATGCCGTGTTTATTAGTTAAACCTCTCATTACTTCAAAACCATTTAACTCTAAATGTGAACCAATCCAATCAGCTTTACAATCTCTTATAAAGTTCATGCATGATTCATAATTATCTTGACATATCCATGGAACTAATCCCATCTTCAATGAATCATATTGCATAACAGTAGGTTCAGTTATGATATGAACTTCATTCATGTAATGACCTAAACATTCTTTCAAAGAATTTAATTCGTTAGTATTTTTATAATAAACATCATGGTTACCTAATATTATATCCATAGACATACCGCGTTTACGCAATTGATCTAAAAATACTCTACGATTATGATTCAATGCTTTAAAATTTACAAACTTACGATGATCGTAATAATCGCCAAGATGAACTATTTGTTTTATACCATGCTTTTCACATTCAGGAAAAAACACTCTATTATAAAATTCTTCAGAATTGTTTAAAAATATTTCAGATGAATTACGTATGCCGCAATGCGTATCATTAAGTATTGCTATCTTCATTGCATGAACTCACTTAAGTCTGAGTCCGCAATCTTTGATCTTATTTTCTTTCTTTCTTTCTTAACTATTTCTTTTATTTCCATATCTGTATTACGCACTCTTTGTATTCTATCTTTCAGTGTATCTACAAAGTGGGCTGCAACATCACCGCCTACTGCTTCATCACCTACGTCAATAAAGTTTTCAATACCAGATTTTGTTAAGTATTTCATTTTAATTTCTTGTTGCTTTTTCTCTTTTGTTATTCTTCTTAAAAATGCAAACCAAGTTATCTGAGTAAAATATGCGAAAGCATTAGGTTTACCTGTTCTTGTTGCTGCTTCTAAATTATAATTTGATATTGCTTTTAAACAATTTTCAACTGCGTCCATTACCATTTCTTCTCTATAAGTGTATCTTATAAAATTCGCTTTATGTGATAAACCTTCTGCTATTCTAAGAAAGCAT